GTTCCAGACTCGGTAAAAGAACTGGATCTAAATATGGAATCTCTGCCACAGGTGGATAAAAAATTGTTCTAGGTGGTACTAATACATCTATTTCTGGGATTTGCGGTAGATATTCGTCCATTTTTTGATACTATTAATGTAACCTTACACTTATTTATTCCACATAGCATCCTTGAGGGGTATCAGACTAAGTGAAATAAGGTTGGTTAATTCCAAATTTATTTCTAATTGACATGGCTAATTTTAGTCCTTCAAGGCTCGGCTTGGTCAATGCTACTGGTACATCTTATGATGCACTTTTTCTTAAAGTGTGGAGTGGAGAGGTACTTTCTGCATTTCGTAAAGCCACAATATTCGAGTCATTGCATACAGTTCGGACGATTCAATCAGGAAAATCCGCACAATTTCCCATTATTGGACTCTCAAGTACCAGCTATCATACGCCTGGGACACAACTGACAGGGGACAGCATTAAACACGCTGAGGCTACCATAAATATTGATGACAAACTTGTAAGTCAAGTTTTCTTAGCAGACATAGACGAGGCTAAGAATCACTATGATGTGAGGTCAAAATATACAGAGGAAATGGGAAATGCCCTTGCCTATCGCTTTGATGAAAACGTAGCTGCTGTAATAGCTCAGGCTGCTAGAACAGGTACAAACTTCAATACAGATTTACCTGGAGGTACAAGAATTAAGATTCTTAAGTCTGGTACTGCCAATACTGCTGCTGCGGTTGCTGCTGTTACTGGAGACGATCTTGTTACTGCTCTTTGGAAAGTTGCAGAGACATTTGACATCAATAACATTCCAGAAAATGCAAGATACTTTGCGCTTGACCCAATAAACTACTACAAACTTGCTAAGACTACTGATGTCTTAAACAGAGATTGGGGTGGTTCTGGAGCATATTCAGAAGGTACTGTTCTTAAGGTTGCTGGTATTTCAATTATTAAATCTAATAATTTACCTAAAGCTAATAGAACTGCTGTTACTGGAGAGAACAACACTTATCATGCTGACTACACCGATAATATCGGACTTGCATTTACACCAGATGCAGTTGGTACAGTTAAGTTAATGGATCTTAAAATGGAACAAACAGGTAATGACGTTCATGCGTTATACCAGGGTGTATTTATGGTCGGATCTATGGCTCATGGTACAGGTGTACTACGTCCAGATTGCGCTATTGAAATATATGCGTCTAACTCATAAGTAGTTAATATAGGGGAGTAAACTTACTCCCTTATTATTATGCCTAAAGGTAAAGGAACTTATGGTACAAAAGTCGGACGACCTCCAAAAAAAGGAACTAAGAAAAAGTAAATGGCACTTGCTAGAACTTCAAAATTAGAAGCGGTCAACAAAGCCTTGCAGATGATGGGAGAAGCTCCTATTAACTCTCTTCAAGGCTTATTTGGCTTAGGTAACTTGGCAGAAACAACCATTGATAGCGTTAGTCGTAAGTTGCAAGTAGAAGGATGGTCATTTAATACTGATTATCAAGTTAGCCTGGTAAGAGACTCAACTACAAATCACATATCAATTGGATCTAACGTAAGCAGAATTTTCGTAGATCCTTATGACTATCCAGATATTGATGTAGTTCAAAGAGGCTCAAAGCTATATGATCGAAAAAATAATACATATGAATTTGAAAAGAATTTAAAAGTTGATATGACAATTCTTCTTGATTGGGATGACTTACCCGAACACGCTAGAGTTTATATAATGACAAAAACTGGTAGAGAATTACAGGAGTCTATGATTGGAAGTAAAGATTTAACAGAGATTAATATATTAGTTGAGCAAGAAGTTAGGGCGCAATTTTTGGAAGAAGAAACAACACTAAGCGAACATAGTATGCTTCGAGGACATCCAAGAAGAGTTAATCCAATAAGAACATTTAGACCCTCTGACGTTTTATCTAGGTAATTATGGGATTAATAAGTAGTTCTATTCCCAATATGATTAATGGGGTTAGTCAACAGCCTTCAGCTTTACGACTAGCTTCACAAGCGGAACAAGTAGTAAATTGCTTATCTTCTCCAGTTGAAGGATTAACCAAACGTCCGTCATTTACTCATATATCTAAGTTAATTAATGGTTCGGTTGGAACAGGAAAACCATTTGTAAAAGTTGTTGATAGAGACGGAACTATACAATATTTAATTCTTATTAAAGATGGAGATATAGAAGTATTTAATTTAGATGGTACTTCGCAAACAGTTGCAGCTCCTAATGGTACTGATTATTTAAATATTAGTAATACTGCTGATCCGTCAGAGCAATTTAGAATTGCGTCAGTTGCAGACTATACATTTATATTGAATAGAGAAAAAGTGGTTACTATGGATCATCCTGGTACTTACACGCAAAATGATGGTGCAACTCCTCCAGGACTAGGAAATATAATTACTGTCGTGTCAAATAATCATGGATTAGAAACTGGTGTAAAAATACAAATTGATTTCGAAACTGGTACTGGAGTAGATGAAACATATACAGCAACAAAAGTTGATAACAATACTTTTACTCTTGTAGGCACAACAAACCTAGATACAAGTGGAAATTGCAGATTTAATGAATTATCTACAGACGTTTCACGCAAAGGAATTGTATTTATAAAAGCTGCGGATTACGCAACTACATACGAAATAAAAATAAAAGACTCTACAGGTGCTAACACTTTAGCTACAGCTTCATACCAAACCGCATCAGCAGGGGGAGCAGTTCCAAACTCAGGCACAATTGCTTCAGATTTAACCAGCCAGTTACAAAGTGCATTGCCTTCGGGTTGGACGTTTACCCAAGATCAATACATTATTAGAATTGAAAGAGCTGACGATACAGATTTTATTTTAGAAAGCACAGACAGTAAAGCTGGTACTTATACAAAAGCTATTCGAGGAGCAATAGACACAATTAATGACTTACCTACCTTATGCGAAAACAATTTTATTATTAAAGTCCAGGGTACTAAAACTACAAAATTAGATGACTATTACGTTAAGTTTGAAACTTCTAATGGTACAGATTTTGGTTTTGGAATATGGAGAGAAACAGTTGGTCCATTAGAACCTTTTAAATTTAACAGGTCAACAATGCCACACGTTTTAGTGCGTGATGCTGCTACTGGCACATTTGAATTTAAAGAATTTGATTACAGCCCACGAATAGCTGGCGATTTGACTACTGCTCCGACTCCTACTTTTGTAGGTACTGTTTTAAATAACATTAATACTTTTAGAAACAGGCTTGTATTCCTGGCAGATGAAAACGTGATAATGAGTGCAGCAGATAGTTATGATAGATTTTTTCCTGAGACAGTACAAACTATTGTAGACAGCGACCCTATTGACCTAGTGACAGGCGGTACTGAAATTCATTTCTTAACGTCTAGCTTGGCTTTTGCTAATACACTATTACTATTTAGTCGGCATGGTCAGTTTAGATTAGATGCTGGTGCAGTTGGTATTGGAGGCGCATTGACTCCTCAAACTGCAACTATTACAGCTATAACTACATACGAAACACAACCTAATGTTGACCCTATTGCGGTTGGTCGAACAGTATATTTTTCAATACCTAAAGGAGAGTTTAGTGGTTTGCGTGACTTTTACCTGGAGGATGTTTCTGGAGCTGTACCAGTATCAGAAGAAGTATCTTCCGCAGTTCCAAGATATTTGCCTAAAAATATAGTTAGTTTAGTTAGTAGTGCTTCAGAAGAAACAATAATAGCTATCAGTAAAGACGAGCCAAAGCGTGTTTATTTTTATAAATTCTTTTATGAAGAAGATGAAAAGTTGCAATCATCTTGGTCATTCTGGGAAGTTAAAGGAGACAAAACTGTGCTTGGCGCATCAATAATAGATAGTGACGTATTCTTTATAGTTCAATATACAGATGGAGTTTACTTGGAAAGATGTTCATTGCGTCCAGAATCAGTTGACCCCGGCAGTAACCTTGAAGTTTTACTAGATAGAAAAGTAGATGAAACTCAATGTCATATCAATGTCATAAATCAAGGTGGAGCTGGTGTTCAATCAATAATTTCTTTGCCATATCCAACAGCTACTACAGGAATACAAGTTGTTGTAGGTCGAGACGTTGCTGGCAATACAATTCAACATGGTCAAGTTATTACACCTAGTTCAGAAACACAAACTAGCGCAACGCAAGCTGGCTTTACTGGAAATGGAACTATGACAGTACTTGGAGATTTGTCTAACGCTAAGTTTTTTGTAGGAGAATTATACGATATGTTGTACGAATTTAGTACTCCTTACCTTAAAGAACAACCAGCAGGGGGTGGTGTTTCTGTCATAGCTGGTCCACGATTACAAATTAGAACCTGGACTTTTGTTTTTGATGACACAAGTGCATTTAAAGTAAAAGTTAGCCCAAGAGGTAGAAGTTCTTTTACTTACCCTTATAATGGATTTATAATAGGTCAAAATCCTCCAGCGTTAGGTCAAGCACCTTTCTTAACAGGTAAATTTAAAGTGCCAGTTATGGCTCAAAATAATGACACAAAAGTTGAAATTTTGAGTGATAGTCCACTACCTTGTCGTATTCAATCAGCAGAATGGGAAGGATGGTTACACAGCAGAGCAAGACGAATATAGGTAAATTCCATTGGAGGAGGTCAACTCCTAACGACATAACGGAAGTTGCTGAAAATATGAGGCAAGAAGATATAGAAGAAATATACGCATATTCTGGATCTGAACCAAAAAGTAGCCTTATATATTGTTATTTCGGAAGTAGTCCTTGCATGACTATGGTAGGTCGCAAAGGAAATATTATGGGAATGTACGGAGTAATGCCAATTAGAAAAAACATGGGGAAAATATGGATGTTAGGTCACAGAACTATGACTAGCGATTATCAAGATGTAAGAGCTTTTCTTCGTAATTCTCCAATAGAATTAGATAAATTTAAAGCGAATTATCCAATATTGTTTAATTATGTAGATGCAAGAAATACAATTCATGTAAAATGGATTAAGTACATGGGTTTCTCAATCATCAAAGAACACGCTACATTTGGGTATGAGGGTCGTCCTTTCTATGAATTTGCTAAGGTTTAACTTATGTGTGAAGCAGTTACGTTAGGAGTAATTTCTGGAGTTCTGGGTGTAGGGCAACAGTTTATGGCTTATCAACAAGCCAAATCTAATGTTGCCTTTCAAAACGCACAAAATAATCTTAATTATCAAAGTCAATTATTACAGACTCAATCTAACAGAATGACCGAAGATGTTAGAAATCAGATGAATGAGGACTTTATACAACATACAGAATTTATGGCTGACCTGGCTTATGAAAGAGATTCAACCAGGATCACTATGGAACAGCAACAGATACAAGAACAAAGGGCGCAAGAACAAACAGAAAGAGGAAAACAAGCGTTACAGAAAAAAGGAGAAGTAGCATCACAGCGTATTGGACAAAATGCCTGGACTCTTTTAGCTGAGATAGAAAGATCGAGAGCAGCAGCCGATTTTGTGACAAATAGAAATGCTGCATTTGCACTTAAAGGATCACAAACGCAGAGACTTGACGCACAATCTGATCGTGCAGCTCGAAGGGGATCTGCTAGAACATATCTCAAGAAAACTTATCTTGATCCAGTTAAGCCACTACGCATACCCAAGCCTAGTTTTGGTCCATACGCACTTGGTATGGCTGGTTCTGTTGTTGGTGGATTTAACACTTACTATGGTGTTAAAGCTAACCAAGCTGTAATTAAAGCTAATACTCCTCCAAGTGATATAAGGCTTAAGGAGAATATAGTTAGAACAGGCGAATCTCCGAAAGGTTATCCAATCTATGAATTTAATTATAAAAATGATCCTACAACACGTTATCGAGGAGTAATGGCACATGATCTGGTTACTAGCAGACCTGATGCTATTCACAGACTTAATGGCTATTTAGCTGTTGATTACAGTAAATTAGACGTAGATTTTGAGGTAATTTAATGGCAAGACAAAAACTAAATTACACTCAAGGGGATGCAGAACCCAAGAAAAAAGCAAACCAAAAGCGAAGCCAACTTGCTACTGGTCAATCTACTGGAGACGTTAGCCAGGTAGATTTATCATTTAAAACTCCGCAAATACAAAATTTTAAATGGTATGGACAGAGTTATTCGACTCCTACTGAGCCAAAGCTAGTACCTACACTTGATCTACCAAGTGTAGAAGGCTTTTATGATGATACTAAAAAAGCTAAAGATAATGAATTTAGTGCCTTTATTGATGGCATGAAAACTTTAAAGGGAGAGCTTGAACAGTTACCTGGAAACTATACAGAAGCAAGAGTTAAAGAACAAAGTGTTCTTAATTTAGAAGCTGCAAAAATTCTTGACACTTACCAAGTTGGCAATGATGGTCAAGAAATTAATCCGTCAGATAAATTACAGGCAACTATTAATAAATTAAAAAAGATAGTAGATCAGCCTATAGTTGCAGAAGGTGGAGAAAAATTTAGCTTAGAAAAAACACAAGAAATAGAAAACGCAAAAAAGATTTTAGATGAAATAGAAAGCAATAGACGATTAAGAAATACAATTACTTCTTTGTCAAACGAACGAAAAGTCTTAGATAATTTAACCCAATGGGATATGTATAAAATAAACGAAACTGTTGACGCAATAGATGAAGAATCAGGAAACCCAATACAGGCTCGTAACAATAAAGGAGAATTGCAATTTGAAAGTGATGGTATAACTCCTATTTATTCGCAAGTATCTTTATCTGAACTAGACCCTAGTGACGCAAGGTACAAAAAAGCATATAACGAATTTATATACAAAAACAGTAAATTAGGAATTTTTGAGCATAACAATTTGCAACCGCAAATTTTGCAACATAGGATGAATGACAGGGCAAGTCAATTAAAAAATTATTTAGAAAAAACTACACAATTAGGACAGGCGGAAATAGTTTCTAATATTAATTTACTTGAAAACCCTAATCAAACACCTAGCCAATTAAACGAACAAATTGGAAAAATAATAGCAAATGTAAGAAAGTTAAACCTTTCAAAAGACTCGGAAGCAAGAATGTACACATTAATTTGGGAGAATTTAGCTCGTAATCCTTTATATAGAAATTTAGACGCTGACTCTCTTTACGAACAATTTTCAAATTTAGCTCTTGGAACAGAGGATTATATGGGAATTGCTATTGGTCCAGAAAACAGTAGGTGGGAAACGATTGATGGAGTTACAAGAATTAGACCACAACAAGCCTGGATTAATAGTCTTGGAGGTACATCTTACTTAAGAAATCAAGTTGAACAAATTGTAAAAGATAGAGATAATTTAAACAAAGCTGATAAGACTTCAAAAGAATCTGAATACTCAACAAACCTACTAAAAGGAATGGATAAATTAACAATCGAAGTTGACGGAGAAAATGTAAAGGTTGAGGATGCTTTGAATGAGTACAATAGCGAAGGTACTCCAGGAGTAGTCCAAGCAGATGCTAATGTAAGATTTGGGTATAAAAAAGCAAGAGATTTAATTGAAACAAATTACAAAGCTGAATCACAAAAAATACAAAATTCAGCTTTAAGTCCAGGCGAAAAAGTAAAGAATCAAGCAATATTAGATCAGCAAAGAGAACTTGCTTTAGTAAATTTAGCTTATGGGTTAACTGGTACAGAATTTGCTAATGACGTTCAATTATTAGAATCAGATTTACAATATTGTATTGGTACTGGTAAAAAAAATTCAAAACAATGTCGAAGTTTTATGGCTAACTATAGCAATATGAACGGAATTTATGGAAGTACTTTGGTTTCCAAATACGACAGAACTAAAGGTATGATTACTAAATACAATACTTTAGTATCAGGCGAAGTAAAGAGTTCAATAGATGCTGTTAATGCTGAATTAAAATTTAAATTTGATAAAGCGGTATATGATCGCAACCCTGCTTTAACAAAAGATGGATATGCGGAATGGGGAACTTACGCATTTGCAATAGACGCTTACCTTACTACAACATATAGTGATATGGTAACTGCTTCTAAAGACGGAAAAGTTACAAAAGACGAGCTGTTAGATAAGGTAAATGCAGATATACAGAATGGCACGTTTGCCGAGTATATGAAAAATGATGGAAGAATAGACGTAGATAATAGTCTTGGTAAAAATTTCTTTTATCCTTCAGACACTAACGAATTTGGATTTACCGAACAAGAATATGGCCCTGTAAATGGAAGCAATAAAAACCTTATAGCTAATTTAGATAAAATTAATGTTAATGAAATAATGCCTGGTACGGACAATTACGAATTTGTAAATCATTTAGATTCTCCTAATCCATATCTTTTAAATAGCAAAGGTAGTATTCAGTTTGTGAAAAATATTTTATTTAGTGGAGAGACTACTTATGACGATATTAACCTTTACAGGCAATTACTTGATTCAGAAAGTGAAGCATATAAAGACCTGTTAGCAGATAAAGGAAAATCAGCCTTAAACAAAGAAATTAAAAATTTAACAAAAGGATTTAATAACAATCAAAAAAACTCACAAAAAGGATTGGAAAATTTATTTGAAATAGGTCAAGTTTCCACTAAATACAATAATAGGTTTGGGGATCTAATTAATGATCAAGTTAGAGGTTCTATATTTACAAGTTCAGAATATTCTGGAGCTATTACTAGGCATGACACAAATCCTCCAACCTTTAGTATTGATTGGACTCATAAATCTATTCCTAAAGAATTGCAAAATTGGGGAGAAATACAACCATTTCTAGAGAGTTTAAATGGATTAGAGACATACGCAGAAGTATTAGATAAGATAGAGGCATGGCAACTGAGTGGAGTTCTAGGAATTTAGATGACAGATAGTTTACTAGATGCAGCTAACCCAGGTGGTAATGAAGAAACACTTTTAGCCAGCTCTAAATATAGTGAAAAATTAGATTTACTTAAAAAGAATCAACTTAGCAACGAAAATTATAGCGAGGATAAAACTTTAATTGACGAGTCTTTGGAGGTTGATCCAAATAATTACAATCCAGAGATTATAAATGCAGATCAGATAGAGTCAGATCAATACTATATAGAAAAAATAAATAAAGAACCAGGTCGAAAAGATACAAAAACATCTACACCATTCTTAGGTCTATACGATAAATTAAATATTTTTTCTAAAGATTATGGCGGAGAATATGCGCCAGAAGAATTAAGAGGGCAACATAGACTAAGAAATAGTTTAGGCGATCTTTTTCGTATAGCAGATAGAGGTGTTATTAGCGGTACTGTTGGCTTAACTAATACTGTTAATGACGCATTAAGACAAGATATGCCTGGCTTTATGGCTGAAATGCTATCAGGAGATCCAGTAGGCGCAACAGCTTTACAAATAAAAGCAATAAAAGCTGGAATAGATAAAAAAAGTTTTAATGCTTTTCTTAAAGAATTAGGTGGTAAAAAAGCCAGGATGAGCATTTTAGAAGCTATGGAAACTGGTGCAATGAGGACTAGACCTGGCACATTATTTAAAGATTTACAAGAAGGAGAAGATCCTTTTGCTGTCAAAGATATTTCAGCATACGATCCTATGGATGGTTCAGACAGGTTAAGTGGGGAGAATTGGGGTCTATTGATGGGAGAAGGTAAATCTATGGATGAAATTGTTGGCGGTTTTCCAACAAGAGATACAGGCAGACCACTAGCAGATTTTTCCGTTACGTTTGCTGGAGAAGCAGCTCCTTTCTTTTTGACTTTTGCTGCTGCTAAATTTTTAACTCCTGGACTTCCAGATGAATATGTATATGCAGCTAATGTATTTAACAAAGCAAAAGCTGGATCTCCACAATTTGCTAAAGCAATTGCTTGGATGCAAGGCAATATGCCAAGAGTAACTAATGTTTCAAAATTTCTTATTAAAGAAGGAATACAAGGAGCAAGAAACTCTCTTATAGCTGAGACATTAATAGGCGACCCATACCAACCTTCTTTAGCAGATAATTTATTACCAGATGCTATAAACAATAACGGAAGGCTAGAAGATAATTTTATTGAAGCAAAATTAAAATCTATATTTGTTAACGAGATTATTAATGGAATACCTATGGGAATTGGTTTTGGTGTTGGAGGTAAAGCAATATCTACACCAACAAAATTCGGTATTGGATTTACAAAAGGATCTTTCCCTGGACTTAATCCAGGCAGATATTCACAAATGTCTTTATTGGATAACAGTATAAATGCAAAAACAGCACAAGATTACGGATACTCTTTAGCAAAAAATACAATAGCTTCTCTTGTAGACACAACTCAAGCAAGAGTTATAGAGCCATTAGTTACTTATTTAGCAAGATGGAAACTAGCTAATGCTGCTATAGATAACGCATATCGCATTAGGAAAGAATTAGAAGCAAGAAATTTTTATGAAAAAACGCAAAAAGAATTATTAGAAAAGAATGAACTAGATGCAAAAACTAAAATAGAAAAAGGAGAAGAAGTAGATGCAGACTTGCCAGAATTAAATAATGATCAAACACCAACAAATAGAATAAAAATAAATAACCCAGAAGCAAAATCTAAAAAAGATATACAGGAACATTATGGTCAATACCAAAGAAAGCCAGAATGGGAAACAGGATATACAGAACAGCAAAAAATTGACTTAGAAAAAGAGGCTACAAAAGCAGAAAAAATAGCTAAGAAAAAAATGCAAGAGCTTGGAAATGCTGCTAAAGATTTGCAAGCAGAAAACAAAATACAAGCACAAGTTAGACCTGACGAAGATAGAACTTTTAGTAACGAACTAGGTCAAAGCGTTGGTTTAGCTGCTCCATTAAGTAGTGAAATTTCAAAGTTAAAACTTTCAGATATAATTGTCAGACCAGATGTATTTCAACCAAAAGCAGAAGGTAAAATTAATAAAAAAGGAATTAGTGGTTCGTTAAAAGATGTAAGTGTATTTGATCCTACTTTGGCAGATTTGTTGTCAGTATGGAGAGATACAACAGGAGAACTTGGAGAGGTCGGGAAAGTTTATGTTGTTGATGGTCACAACAGGCTTGACCTTGCTCAAAGATCAGGAATAGGAGAAGTAGATGTTCGATTCATCCAAGCTGGAACTGTAAAAGAAGCACAACAAATTGCAGTATTAAGAAACCTGGCTCAAAGTACAACAGGTGGAAAGTTAACGTCATTAGACGTTGCTAAATATATGCAAAGTTCTGGCGACACTTTAGAAGAATTAGCAACAAAAGGAATAACTTTAACAAGTAAAGAAATGATAGAAGGTAATCAACTATCAAGGTTGCCTAAATATTTACTAGACAAAGTTGCCTCTGGAGAGTTGCCTTTTAGCAAAGGTGTAGCATTAGGCTCTGTAGAGGGAGCTAGTGAAACATCAATTAATTTTGTTTACAACAAATACGCTAAAAACCCTAAGTTTAGTGGAGACAGAATAAGACAGATAATGCTGGCATCTACCAGGACAGTAGAAACTGTTACGGAAGGAACTTTGCCTGGACTAGAAAAATGGTCAATGGAAAATAACTTACCAGAAATAACAGCTATTGCTGAACAATTTTTAAAAGAACTAAGAGTAAAAATAAGTGGATTAAAAGCAGTAACGCAAAAGAATAAAAAGGCAGCTATTGAACAAATAAAAGGTAATACAATAGCTTATGACGAATCAATAGATAAAAAATTAGAAGCGGAAAAAGCTGTTGCAAGATTTGAAGAATTAGCTTATTCAGTTTCAGATACAAACGCTTTAATAAATGAACTAGCAGCACAAATGAAAACTGGTCCAATATCAGCAACTATGTTGATAAAGGATAACTTTGATCTCATAATGACAACTATGAGAAAAGATGATGCTCCTTTAACTAAAGTTGCATCTGAGCCAGTAAGAGTACAAAGTCAAGTTGACACTAAGTTAAACGCAAAAGCACAAAATATATTAAATAATGAAAGACCTGATCCTATTCCAGACGAGCAAATAGATAAAGTCATTAACGAACAGCCAGAGCTTGATGCTTATTCAGACAAATCTATAAAAAACATCAAAGAAGAACTAAAAGCTAATAATGGATCTTTAAATAAAAATCATTCAAAGATTGGAGAAGTACTTAAGGCTTCGCAAACATCTACAAAAAGAAAAACTTTTCCGTATGTAACGGATGGAGGCTACACATTTAATACTGCTAATGAATTAAATGACATAAGTTTTGACCTATTATTTCCAACATTAAAAGCAAAATACCCTAAGTTAGATTTTAGTTCTTCTAGATGGGCTGGTTCATCAAAGCCTAGATATGGTCAATATACACTTGAATTTGCTAACGATATTGATAGAGCTATTTACATCACAGGTAATAGATGGAAAAGCAAGTCTAAGAAAGATGCTGAATTTAACGCTTTTTTAGAAGAGATTGGGATTAGTTCTGGAGCAAGACATAAAGCATATATGAGAATGAAAGACGAATTAAAAGTTGCAAGTCCTAGTCAGGGAGCTATTTCCGTAAAAAATACAATGGCTTATACAGATGTATTATTAGAGCCAATACAAAAGAAAAGTTATGTTGATGATGCAGATTTTGAGTTAGATGCAGATTTACCAGGACTAGAAAAAGAAAATATTAGAAAAGCAAACAAAAAACTTCAAGACAAATACAACAAAGAATACCAAGAATCAAAAAATCCTAAAGACGTAGATCCGCTTGATCCTAAAAACGTAGAACAACTAGAGTTTGCTTTAGAGGATGATGTATATACAAACATGGGTAACGATCATGTATATGTAGATACGTTGCTAACAGAGCAGCAAGCGCAAGAATTAGTTGATTTAGCTAGAGAAATAGCTGGTGCAAATGTTCAAAACATACGTCTTATTGATGCTATTAAACCTAAAATAACTGCAAAAACAGCAGCCGACTATGGGTTGCCTCCTAGCGCAATAGGTAAAACTGGCAACGCTAAAGGTGCGTTTAGGTTTGGCTCTACACCAGTTAAAGATTTAATAATTTTAGCTATGACTTATAAAGGTCATTTCCAGGATTTTGGATCAATGATGCAGACATTAAGGCATGAGTGTTTTCACAGAATACAAGATAGATACCTTACTCTTAAAGAGCAGAATTTATTAGATAGCCCTAGAGTTGATGCACAATTAAGAGAAATAGTCGCATCATTTTATCCTAGATTTCAAAAAAGATTATTTGCTCCTGATGGTTCAAGGTTAAGTTCAAGAGAAGTCCAAGCGTTTGCTTTTTCAGTTTTTGATCAACTTCCATTTAGTAAAAAACCTACATGGTTTCAGCCATTTGAAAAACTAAAAGAAATTTTCGACAAAGTAAATAACAAATTACAAGGATTTGGATATGCAACATATAAAGATGTATTTAGAAACGCACAAGAAGGTAGGCTGTCACAAAGAAATCCAAGAGCTGATAAGTTACCATCTAACACAGCTCCAGAACCAGCAAGTTTTGAATTAGATCCAGATGAATTTGTTGGAAATTTAGAAGCTATAAAAACAGCTATTCGTGATGGAGATATGAGTATTGAAGAGGCAATGACAGGATTATATAGAAGGTTAATAAATAGAAGGCAAAATCCCGAAGGTAAAGTTTATATTCCTACTGAACAAGTTGACCTTATTGCAAACAATAAAGCTATAGAGAATACTTTATTTGAACAGATTGGTAGCCGAGAAGATGCTACAAATGTACCTTCATTTAACGTGGAAGAAATTACTAGGCTTGCATCCAGGGTTGTTGCAGAGAATGGTTATAGAACAGAAGAAATATTTAACTTGCATAAACAAGCTATGAATGGAGATTCAAATGCTTTACAGCGACAAGTTGCTCAGGCTGCTGTCATATTGCAAAGAGACGCACAAGTTATGCAAATGCAGCAAGTAGCGTTAGATGTAAAAATGAACCCACAAGACGTAACTTCAAAAAGGTTGTTGATAAGTTTATGGGAAGATGCAATGAAAATAAGTACGGCTATAGCTCAAGTTAATAGACCTTCAGCTCAGTATCTAAGGATGCAACAAATGGATTTTCTTGGCAAACAAGAACTGTTTATTGAGCCTTACGGAAAAATCGAAATACAAGAACCTAAGCTAGGAGCTGGCGGTAAAGCCTTGAAAGAAGGAGTTGAAAAAGGGGGAATGGTTGAAGATAAAGGACTTGGTAAAGGTACATATTTTAAGTCAGTTAGCGAAGGTCGTGAACCTGGAGTTACAGGAGGTGTGATTGAAGGTCAAGTACCAGCAACTATGCTTATCTTGGATCTAACATCACAAAACAAAACATTATCTCAATTATTTAAAGAACTAGATGTTGAAGGAGTTGGTGCAGTATCAGGAGATAAATTAACTGAAAAACAAAAATCAGTATTATTTGATTATTTAGCTAAAAAGAAATATCAAGGGGTAAGGCTTGATGGTTTTGAACTTGGACAAAAAGGAGACATGATTTATGTTCCAGACTCAAACCAGGCAAATATAATAATTAACTCGAAAGCTGCGAAAACAGAAGGGTTAGATATTCCATACCAGGGTTCTATTCCAGGAACATTTGAAAAGGCAGTATTAGAGCAAGAAGATATATTTAAAAAGTTAATGGACAAAAAGGATTACGACTCAATTATGAATGGGAAGCCAACCCAAAATGCTCAAGTTATTTTAGAAATGATTGCAGAAAGTTTATATCTTTACAAAGACAGAACAGCATCATTTGATAATTTTATGAGTCATTTTGCTAAAGGTTTAGATACTGTATATCCTTCAAAATTAACACAAGAACAAATAGCTGCTATTGCAAGAAATGGCATATTCTTAAACAGTTCTACTTTAGGAAAAGTTTTAGGTGGTAGTTTATTTAGGGCAATGACTTTGCCGTATTCACAGTACATGGGAGCTGGTGCTACAAAGAGAAAAGCATTAAAAGCTGGAGATATGGAAGGAGCAAAAATGGCAGAAATGAGGCAAAAATTAAACTTAGCAATGTATTTAAGAATGTTTACTGGAACGTCAAATGCTTTCAGACTTGCCTTATCAGCTATAAAGCATGATGAAGTTTTTGGAAATATTAATAAAGGTTATATGGAAAATAGTACATATTCAAGACTAAGTAAAAATAAAGCACCAAAGATAAGAAGATTTGATATGTATAACCAGCAAGACATAGAGGGAGAAGCACAAAGAATGTTAGGTAAAGACAAAAAAGTTCCTAAAAAATACACAACAGCAACAACAAATCCTTTAGTTTTAATGACTCACTATGTTACTAAAGGAATAAAAGGAACTGCAAGGGGAGCTGGATTAGTTGCAACCTCTGGAGCTTCAAGAATAATGAGTGGCTTAGATACATTTGTTGGTATGTCTGTTGCACCAGCTTATGAATATTCCAGGCTTATGGAGCAAGAGCTTTTCTTAAAAATGAAAGCTGGTTTTGATATGAATGATCCAAGAGTTTTTGCAGAAGCACAAAAGAAAGCTGAAGCTGCACTAACCAGGGCAATAGCTGACGTTGAAATGCCAGATGGTTCAATGGTAAAAGGTGGATTTGTGGATAGCATCCACGCTAGACAAGCCGTTGACTATGTAAACTTTACTGACGACATTAAGGTAGATAGAAATAAAAGAACAATGGAATATGGAATAAGAAGAGCGCAAGAACTTGGATATACAGAACCAGAAGATATTTTAGAATTTGCTGAGAATTATATAAACGATATAGATACTAATAATTTAGATTATTTTACTGATGCTAGTCAGCCTACCGCACCTAGCTTCTTAGGTATTGGTGGACAAGAAAACGGATTGGACAGGTTAGGTCAAACTCTTTTAAATGCGCCTTCGAAAGGAGTTAAAGATTTAACCAGGACTGCACCTATTATGGGAGTCGTTTTTCCTACAAACAGAACACCTCTTAATCTTGTTAAATCAGCTTTACGTCATCTACCTTTACCAACAAATAGAATAGTTGACTCATACTGGAGAGATATTACATCTGAAGATTTATTCCAAAGAGAAAGAGCTTTAGGAGAAATAGCTACTTCTCAAACATTATTCGCTGTAGGAATAGGAGCTGTAGCTACAGGATTGGTTGAATTTAGTGGTCCAGATCCTAGTAATCAAAACAAAAGAGAGCTAAACAGATATATGCACAGACCTCCAAATGCAGTAAGGTTTAGGATACCAGGATCGCACGAATGGTCACATTGGTATAGCTTAGATATGTTTGATACAGCTAGTTTTATTTTTGGTGCTGTAGGTGGTTATGTTGATGCTATAAAAAGGATGCCACAAGATGATGCTTTTGATAATGCTTTTGATTCAACAGACGAAATGAATTACAGCGACACAATGCAAGAAGGATTTATCTTGGCTAATGCTCATACCTTTAACACTTTTGATAATTTTGATCAAGCTAAAAACGCTGCTGGAACTATGAGCAGAGCAATGCTATCAACTGTTAAAGAAAATACTGTAGGTTATTTTAGAAAAAGCGTAATGGCTAATATTGGTAATTTTATAGATTTAATACAAGAATTAAGTAAAGACGATTTAGGCAACTCTAGATATGGACAAACAGGAAAAAGAAATTTATTTGAAATGACTTTAGCTAGATTTGTAAATATGCCATTAGCACAATTAAGAACAACCAAAATAGGGTTTGACAATAAAAGGTACATGATAAAAGAACATACCAACCAGAAAGGAGAAAGGATGCCATATAGTTTTGCTATTGATCTTTATAGAGAAATACTTTCTGGAGTTCCAGGATTTCAAAGCAATCCAGAAAGAGGACAAGTTGACCTTGATCCTATATATGGAGAGCCACAAGTATATGATTACGCTTTTGGTGCAGAAAGAATGAACAATCCTTTACTAAGAGCTTTAGTAATGAACATACATCCTTTAGCAATGTTTAGACCTACTAAAGAAAGAAACGGAATTATATACAAAGAGTTATCAAGGTTGCATGGAGAAGGAGCATATCCAAGATTTAGCACTAAAAATAGTTTAGCTATTCCAGGATATGTAATGTCTAATCAAGAGCTAAATGAATTTAGAAGAATAATGGCTAAAGAGGTTAAAAATAAAGAAGGTCTTACTTTATCTCAAAAACTAGAGCAATACTTTAGATCAGATGAATATAGAAGTTTACCTGATTATGACTTTAAACTTAATGAAGATGATTTACCAGGAGACGCAATATTAAATTCTAAAACCTTATATAAACTAAATGCAGTAAAAGCTATAATAGATGAGTATAGGTTAGGGGCAAGGATTAAAATGATAGATAGATACCCTCATCTACAGCATGAAAAGAATTTAAATGTTATAAAGAATAAAAAGGTAAGCCAAGTAAGAAATGATTTCCCAAATCAAATCGAAGCATGGCGATCTATAGTAAACACAGACGTTAGGACAGGTTAATGCCTTTTGCACAATTTAAAGGTTCTGGAGACGGAACTACAAGACAATTCCAGATCCCTTTTCCATACGTTAAAAAGGATCACATTATTGTATCTTTAAATCAGATAGCTAATACTAATTTTGTTTATATTAACGACACTACTATTGAATTTGCAGCTCTTAATTCCGTAGCAACTAACGAGCAAGAAACTACAGGTGCGCCAAAAACAGGAATAGAAATATTAATTAGTAGAGAAACTCCATTGCTTAATGCCCTGGTAGATTTTGTAGATGGTTCGACATTAACAGCTAGTGACCTGGATACTGCTGTATTGCAGCTATTGTATGGACTCCAGGAGGCAAAAGACGATACTGACGCTGGTATTAACTTTACGACAGTTGGATTAGATGCAAGTAATAATCCAATAATTAATGTTCAAGACCCTAGTAATCCACAGGATGCTACGACAAAAAATTATGTAGACACAAGTGTTGATGGCTTGCTTAAGACGGATGGCACTATACCTATGGTTGGTCCATTAAATTCTGGTGGTAATAAAATAACTAATGTTGATGCTGGTACAAACAATACAGATGCAGTTAATTTATTTCA